CTAAATACATCTAGTGGTACGGTGCTTATAGTTAGCCAATTATCTCCGTCATAAACTTGTAATTTTTCTAATGTCGTATCGAAGACTATAGCTCCTAAGTTAAATTTATTATCTAACTTTTCTGCAGTAGTTATTTGTCTAGTATTATCAGGGTCAAACTCCCCCAAATTTATTTCTAAAATTCTAATTAATCGGTTATAAAGTTCTGCACTTACTTGACCGTCAGAACTAAAAGGTAGCGACGTTCTTAATAATTTAGACATTATCTTTTTCCGTCAGGTTTTACTTCTATCCTATTATTACCTAATCTCCAACCCGTATCTGTATTTCCAGGATATGCAGCATCGTCATCAGATTCGAATCTAAAAGCTGCTTGTCTTGACCTAGAACGTAAATCCACTTTAGAAGCTGTACCTGTTACTACATTAGTGCTTTTAGTGGTTAGTGTTTCTCCAGGAGCGTTTCTAGTTTTTAATACAAAGTTTATTTGACCGCCTCCCGCATTATTTAAAAATCTAATATCAGGTATTAACTTAGATATATGAGCAAAATCTTCACCTTCGTTCAAGTCTATATCTGAACTTTCTACAAAAACATTAGTCATAGGATTACCGTCGTCATCGTAACCGTATTCATGTTCATATAAATAATTATTACCTACAGCTCTAGGATAAGGTTCAGTACCCGCGTCTAACCAAGCTGTTCTACTTAATTGACCGTAAGCCCATGCACCTATATCGTAGTTGTAAGAAACATACCTATCTATCTCACTACCGCTACCAGAGGTATAGAACCAACCTACTTCATTAAATTCCTCATTTAAAAAAGCATGGAATTTATAAACCTCTGAAATATTTATATCATTAAAAACATAATTTAAAATCGTACAAGGGACTTTTTGTACCGTACCAGTATAAACATAAAAGTTATCTATAGCCATCCAAAAAACACCTTTCGAGGTTACTATCGCAGCATTAGGTCCGATTAATCCAGTTTCTTTATTAATTAAATTTATACCGAATGTAAAAGGTGGTCCAATAAATTGCATACTGTATAATGAGGTGTCCGTCCAAACTAATATCTCTTGTCTTGCTTTCACTGCTCCAACTATCGTACTGCCCTCTGATAAACTTAAAGCTCCTGCAGTATTAGTTGTTTTAGGCTCCCATTCTGTAACATTATCTTGGTCACTGAATGCGATAAGCATTGGGTCTATATTTCCAGTTCTAGCAGTTCCTGCTATGTTTATGGGGTCTGCTCCCATAACAATCGCATGTTTATCTACCTGAGATACTAAGGTAAATAAACCTACTGTGGGGGCTAAATTAGCCCCTGCTAGGCTCGATAACGCTTTAGCCCTATTATGTTGGTCGTTACTAGCCCATTCTACTCCTGAAGAACTATCCCAAAAGAAAATACCACCGTTTCTAGGATTAATAATTAAATCTTCTCCGTAATTATCATGCGACCATAATCTTAATTGATTTGCAAAAGCTAACGGGCTTGTGCTTCCCCAAGTTGAGTCTCCCCAAGCTCCTGCTCCCCAACCTGTTCCAGATACATAAGTATCTAATCCTATTTGTATTTGATAATATCCTACGGTGTTAGTGCCTCCCGTGCCAGTGTCAGAAGAATTCGCAGCTACTGGTGAAGTTATAGTATAGCTATTTTGATTTATTACAGATTGTACTCGATACCCTACTTGATTTACATAACCAGTTCCTTGATTTAATACATTAGCGGTTATGGCTCCACCTAAACCAGCAGCTCCACTAAAAGATACATAATCACCTACTCCTAATCCATGATTTAAATCATTAACTGTTATAGTTGTTGAGCCATTAGCAGCCGAAAAAGTTACATCACCCGCAGCAGTTGTTTGTCTTAATGGAGTAATGTCATAAAATCCACCCCCCTTTTCTACATAATATTTGTTAGTTGTACCTAAACCTAGAAATTTTGTACCATTTAAATCAGTCCAACCGTGTAATTTTCTACAATTACCTAAAAGAGAGTTATTATTATTTTTTCTCCAACCACCTATTTTTTCTACGTTTTCTTTATTAAAACGTATTAAGTTACCGTCAAACCAACCACCCTCATTACTATAATTAGTACCCTCTCTGTTGATTCCTGGTTTGAATTGTAATTTTAGTAAAGGCATTAGACTACTCTATAATTTATTCCGTCGTATGCGAAACTGTTTTTTCTATTATCTTTAGGACTTACATATGATACATGAATCCAACCACTATCAGGAGTTATTCCATCATAGTATTCTAAAATGACTTGGTCAAAATCTAATTCATTTTTTATATATGCGAATAGCGTTTCGTTGTCTATACCAACGATTTCTATATCTACGGCTTGACCTAAAGTATGTTGGCTAGTGTCACGAGAGCCAAGCTTTCTATTGAGCTCCAAACAGCGGTAACCAGAATTAGGAGTAAAAGGTTTGCCGAAATGATTTCGTATAGGTTCAAGTATTTCCTCACTTAAATTTTTTAAATTATTAAATATTGTTTTGTCAGTAACTCTATTATCAATACCTAGACGATAAGCCATTTGAGATTTCTCAAACTCTTTTAATTTAAAGTGTTTTGATAATTTAGTTTCTGAGGAAAAGTCCATTTGGCTCTCCTAAAACAAAGTGTATCTTACTAGAAACCCTATAGCAGTCAAGGAAATAGTTACAATAAATATTAAGCTATTCCTGATTGTTTTGTTAATTAATAAAATTCCATTTTCTATAGAATCTAATCTACGATAATTTTCTTTCCAACGTTGGTCACAAGCTGCTTCATGAGCACTTAAACGTTTATCTACTTCGTTTACTGTTGCCCTAGCCATTACCACCATTGTTTACAGTAGTCGTAATATGCCTTCATCGCTTTACCTACTGATTGAACGTTTTTATTTAATTTTCTATTTAAATCAGGTCTAATAGCTTTTAGTAATGCCTTACTAATTACTATTATAAATATTATCCATAATAAAGTTTCCATATTGACTCCTACGCTGTACGTTTCCACATATAAACAGTTATAAAAGGCGGCATGTTGTCGTGTGAACCTCCACTTCCTGTATACCCTGTATAATAAGTAGAGGTAGTTCCTCCAGGAGCTAAAGTAGTGTCCTGAAATTCTGTAATTACCGTTTCAGCACCACCATAATATTCAACTCTTGGTGCAGTTTGAGTAGCTTGACTATGTCTGTGTGAAGGTATTTGTGATGCGGTTAATGTAATTGCTTCAGAACCTCCCGTTTCTTCAGCAGAGTTCCATCTTGAGTTAGCACTATGTTGACTAATCACCATTCGACCTTCACCAAATCTAACCCAAGTGCCAAAACCTAATAAAGTATTAGGGTTTGTAGCATTAGTTGCATTCATATAAATAGAACCAACTGGATATATGTTATTTATTTGTGTTTGTAGGGCGGAAGTTACACCATTTAAATATTGAAACTCTGTATTACTAACGGTTCCATTTGCAATTTTTGTAGCGTCTATTGCAGCAGAGGCTTTTATATTAGCGTCTTCTACATTTGTTAAACTATTACCCGTTCCATCTGCGTCAAAAGTTTTATTAGTGAATGTAGTCGTACTTGAAGCAGTTATAAAATCAGCTATTTGAGTTGCTAAAGTACTGCCTCCAATAGTTATGTTAGCTTCTAATTCTAGTTTAGCTAATCCATCATATACTGCGGCACCAGAGCCTAATCCATCGGTAAATATTAATTTAGTGCTACCATTAGCTATAGTTACATTAGCACCAGAACCTTGAGATATAGCTATGGGTTGTCCTCCCGTTGTAGCATTTTCTATAAGAAACATTTTAGAAACTGTATTCGGAGCTATATTTAAAATTTTTGTTACCCCTGATAAACTAGTTACTGACGTAACTTTTATATACATTCCTCTGTATTTGTCAGATACTCCGTCTCCTATAGTAGCTGTTGCGTCTGCATTAGAGCCGAATGTAGCTTCTGTTTGATAGGAGAACGCTTCTGCAATTAATTCTAAATTAGTATTGGTTACCTGTCCCCATGTACCAGACTGGTCACCAGTACCCATCTCATTTAATCGGAGATTGTTTTCATACGTACTTGCCATAGTGCCTCAATTATATGTAATAAAATTTATTTAAGCTACCTCTACCCAATTAGGAGTTTGTGATTCATTTATGTTGCTATAACTAGAAGAATCTGAGGTATCAACATTACTATATCCAGCAGTTTGACTATCGTCTACCAATGACCAAACATTTACATAGGGGATAGCTGAAGTTGCTAAAACAGAATTAGGGATAACTACAGCTTTAGCGTCAATAATTATCTCACCTACAGAACCTGTCATGACATACCCTGTTGGTACTATAGTGTTTGATGTTCTTTGGGTAGCCACAGTAAATCCTGAAGTTGCGGCTAATCCTGTAACTGGTACATCTGAATTAGCTGTAGCAATCGCTGTCCCCAAACTTGAGGTAGCTTCATAACCAGTCACTGAGGTTAAGGAATTAGCTATAGTTGTAGGGGTTCCTACATTAGTTGTAAGTGAACCTACATCTTCTGTATCTTGACTTACTAAGAAATTACATAGTGCTACGAAACTTAAAGAACCTACGGCACCTTCCCCTTCATCTGCTAAAGGTATAGATACATTCGCTTCTGCGTCAATAGTTACGTTGACCGTGCCTACTGTTGCAGATAAATTAGGTAAGATAGCTATTACACCACCATTCACACCAATACCAGCTAATGCACTTGTTAATGCAGATAAAGGTTCATCAGGATTATTTCCATAGTCATCGACTAATGCACTTGCGGAAGGTGTTGCACTTCCTAATGCAGAGGTGCCTAATTGACCAGTAACACTTAAATCGCTTGTAGCAACTATAGTTATTGTACCTAAGGCAGTAGTAGCCGCAGCTACTTCTTCAGTATCTTGGCTTACTAAAAAATTAATTACTGTTATAAAACTTAAAGAACCTAAACCACTAGTACCAACCAGACCTGCTGGACCCACAACTATAGAATTACTTGGTCCTAATGCTCCAAAAGGTTCTTGTCCAAATGCTTTTAGTCCTAACATAACTTTTTATTTTACTCTAATTCTTTCCAAATATTTACAGGAGGAAGAAATAAACTGCTTTTGTATATTTTTTCTGTAAGAATTATATCTCCTGCAAAAGAGATTCTTTCAGAAGATGGCTCATTTTGTTGTATTCTATGTATTTGGTCTGAACTTAATATAATAAAATCGTTAGTTTTTAAAAAATATTCAGTTTCTAAATTATTTGAATCAGTTAAAACTAAAGATAATTCTCCAGTATTTTCTGTATAAAATACAAAATTAAAATGACAATAACCATGTTTATGTGGATTGAAAGGAGGTGTAGCATTTTTAATTATGTTTATTGACCAAGATTGAACTAAATATTTTACATATTTATTTGAAACTTTAGTTTTTTCTAAAAGGTACTCATCTATCTTTTTATTCACTTTGTTCAAAACACTTGGAAATTGAGCCACAATATTTGGAATATGTTGTTCGGAGCTTCCTTCATACTGCCTAGCAAAAGTATTTAATAGGTCTTTTTCTTCGTCTGTTAAATCTATTGTTGATTGCCAAATCATGGAAGTATTTTAAAAGGCACACCATTATTTTTTACTAATCTAGCTACCAATATCTGTTGTTGAAATGCAGTTCTTTTTGCATATTCTTTCCACCAATTAAGTTTTTCTAATTCTTTTTCCATCTTGCGGTAAAATGAAAAATCAGCATTTACATCAAGCCCTAATTCTTCTTTAACTATGTGTAGTGGCTCATGTAATCTATCGTGCCAATTTATTGATAACATCCAAGGACATCTTTTGCCATTTCTATATGCTTTCCATATTATTTTAATAATATCGTAGTGATGTAGTTTTAATGAATGTACTTTTCTTACCCTCCACCTTAAAAGAAGCAAACCGAAAGGGTGTCTTAAAAACTCTAATAAGGCTCCAACTAAAGAAAAAAAGATTATTGTAAAAAAACTTCTACGAAAACTTTTAGCAATCGTAAAAGTTATAACAGATATTTCTCCCATAGTTGTGTTTTTTAAATCAAAAAAGAAATGTATTAAGTCATGTTCTGCAAATATAGCCGCCCAGAATTTCTTTTCTTTTTCAGTAAGTTTAAAATCTTTTTTATTTTCTTTTGCTATTTTTAATCCATCTTTAAACAAATCTTTATCATAATCAGGTGACTCCCAAAAATCTTTCAAAGCTGCACCAAGCGTTCCTCTCAAAAATTTACCTTTAGAAACTACATCTCTAAGACTTTCTTGTTCAAAAAATGTTTTTGCATAGTTTAGTTTTTCAAATCTTTTTAAAAGTCTTTTATTTGATTTAATATCAAAGTGGTGCATAAGTTCTAAAACTATATCTATCACTCCTGGCTCGTTTATATTTTCATTTGATTCAGTTTGTGCGAACCATTTTTTTACTAAGCTAGATTCGTATTTAATTTTTTCTATCATTTTTTATAAAACCTAATTATTTTAATTTTTTCGTTACCTGTATTTTTTACTAAGTAGTGTTCTTTAGTAAGTTTTTTACAATCCCACTGTTTAAAGTAATGTGTGATATTAACATTACCATTACCTGAGTCTATAACTTCGCAATCGCCAGATGTAAATAAATAACACAGTTGCCCTTTTCTATCAGAAAGTTTTATTTCTCCTGGATGTAATATAAGTTGCTCTACTTCCCAACCTGCTTTCCACCGTGACTGTAAAGGTAAAAAACAGATAAATATTGTGTTGTCTTCTATAGCTTCAAGATAACTGTGGTCTACTTTCCACTCCCACTCCATAACTGACTTTGTCCACTCAGGGGTTTCTTGGTCTTTCCAATAAATACTTCCATAAGTTTCTTCACAGGCTTCTAGAGCTTCGTCAGAAATACCGTCTGGTAAATCTGGTGGTGGGTAATTGTCTACTAAATTTATTATTTCAGGGTGCGTTGGAGGTTGAAGACCTAAATAAACTCTCCAATCTTCTACAGTCACACCTTGACCTCTTAAATCGGTGTAACTTTTAAAAGCTCCAGAACAATAAAACCAACAGTGTAGTGATTTAATTAATTTATCTGACTCTGGATGGTGGTCTATATAATCGTGATTTAGTACCTTTAAACTTCTACGACCTATTTTATCTCCCTTATTTCCAACTAAAACAGCAAGTTGAAATTCATTATCTATAGTATGTCCTGGAACTCCTTCTAAACCTGTAAAATCAAATATTGTGTCTAGTATGTCTCCTTCTAAATCATGTTCTGATGACATTATATCTCCTCCGAGTTTATTGTTGGTGGGTTTCTTACAAGTTTGTGTGTTTCTTGTATTGTAGGACTTTTTATTTTAGTAAATAATTCGATTTGTAGTTCCTCCTCCGTTTTACTATCTTCTAAAACTTTAACTTTAATTTTAAGAGTATTCCAGTATGTACATGCAAATTTTATTTCATCTTTAGTTTCATAAAAAACTTTTAAATCTTTTGGTTTCATTTAGTTTCATTAAAAATAAAAAGTTAGTGCCATTGAGCCACTGAAATTGCTATACACCGTCCCAAGCGTACCGCCAAAAATCATTTGCGTGAAATTTCCTACAGTAGCGTTGCTTTGATGACTTTGATACCCCGTAGAAACATTTGAACCATTTGCACTCCATGAATTTGTGCCCTGCCATTGACTTGCTAATAATGCGGAACTAGCCCCTTCTTGTGCGTTTTGTATATACGTAAATGGATAACCAGTTTGTCCTCCAACGAACCCAAATGCTTGTCCGTAATGCCCACTTACACGAATAATTATTTGCGGTGTTCCGAAACTTCCAGCATTAGGACTAGTAATTCTTGAATTTGTAGTATAGAAAGACCAAATAGTAAAACCACTATTAACAGGAGCAGCTGTTCCTCTAAAATGATTCATCTGTATAGCTCCAGAGGCAGGTATATTTCCTGCATTACCCGCTATATCTCTACCTGCAAGTTTTGTTACAGCAACTCCACTTGAAGACCCGAATGCTGGAACTTCTGTAGTAGCAAATGAAGTGTGGTTAAAACCGCTTGATATTTGTTGGTAACTATACGTTCCTAGTTTTGTAGATACGTTATAATTGGTGGTGACAGTTTGTACGGTAGGATATATTGTTGTTGAAGTTGAGTTACTTGCTATACTTCCTGAATAGTATTCACTTATAGATATAGGATTAGTACCCCCAAACTCAGTTTGTACTTGACTTAATGATATTGAGCCTGAACTAGATAAAGCCATTACTTATCCTCTAATTCATTCAATCTTCTTTCCATATCCATGATGGTAGCTGACTGTAATTTTACATAGTCATTTAAAGTATCTATTTCTTTTTGTTGTTCTTTTATAGCTTCGACTAATAAACCTACTGTGTTGCCATAACGAATGGCTAAAAATTCTTCTGACTCCTCGCCATTAATCTCATTATCTATAGTTTCTGAAGTATAAACTGCTTCTGGTAATACCTTTTCTAAATCTTGTGCTATAAGTCCTGTACTTTTCTTCCCATCTTTTTTGTAAGTAAAAGTAACACCTTTTAATTGTTTTATTTTATCTATAGCATTATTTATAACTTCTACATTTTCTTTTAATTTTATGTCAGAAGCATTACCAAAAGCCGTGATATCTCCATTAGCAGTTACATTTCCACCATTATCTGCAACGAATGTATTAGTACCTGAATTGCTTCGGTGATAAAGATTTCCAACAGTTTGTATATAACAATGATTGGCATGAAATTGAATTTTTGCCGATTTTTCTCCAGTCCAATTTCCATAATTTCCTTCAATATCAGTACCTGCGACTATATCTAAACCTCCATTTAAATTTAATCTACCTGCATCAGACATATCAAAAAATCCAGCAGTTATAGTTGAGCCACCATCATTACCATTAAATTTTATGTCTTTATCTTGAATAAGAGCATCTATGTCAAAATCACTACTGTTGTTCGCAAGATTACCCCATTGAGTTCCTGCGTCTTTTAAAGCTATATTTCCACCATCAACATCTAAAGATAAATTATCCGCAACATCAATGGTCATAGAACCAGAAGCATTAGATATATCATTACTAGCAGCAAGTTGTATACCACCGCCTTGAAGTATTCTAAATCTCTCCGTATTATCTGTAGAAAATAAAATAGGTTTTGCGTCTTTTCTTTCTAAAGATGAATAGTTAGCAGTATCTGTATAAATTACAAATTGTCTCGTTCCTGGACCAGACCCCATATCAATTCTGGAAGCTTGGTTTCCATCCATTTGTATACTAGCTACATTTGTTTGCTCTGTCACAGCAAGAACTGTTCCTACTATGCCTAATCCCATAGGATTAGTACCTCTACTACCTATAGCTACATCTGAACTTCCAGAGCTTGGGTCAAAGAAAACAGCTTTACTTGCAGGTAATGTACAAAATACATCTTTAAGCCCTGCAGAGAAATTTACAAGATTATCAGAATTTGTGCTGCTTATAACGGTGGTTCTAGATAAAGTGTCTGGAGAAGCATCAGTAACTGTGCCTATACCTATTTCGAACTCATTGAGCGTTGTATGAGCAATAGCATAGTAAGTAGAATTAGAATTACCTATTCCTGCTACAAAACTTTCAAAACCTGTTTCTGCACCATCTAAATCGATTGTGCCCGTGCCAGTAGTAGCAGTGGTCTCTTTTACCCTATCGTTTAGGACATGAGCCATGCTCTTCTCCTACGCTATTCTTATAATAGCTGTACTCGCTGCTGCTGCTGGAAACTGAATAGTGAAATCACCATTAGTAGAAGTTTTATCTCCACCAAAATCTATACTAGCTACTGATTTATTAGAATCAGAACTGTTATAAATTAAACAACCTCTAGCGGTTATTGTGGCACTACTAAAAGTTAAATCTGCAAAATCTGTAATCGCAGTAGTTCCATCAGCTGACGGAGTAACATTAGTAAGAGTTCCTCCACCTGAAGTATAACCAGTACCAGAAACTTCATTAGTAGTTGCAAAAGCTGTAGTTGAAGCCCCTAAAGTAGCAGAACTTGTAAAAAGTGCTAATTTAAAAGTATCTCCACTACTGTTAGTAAAGTTATGAGTACCAGTTAAAAGCTCAGTTTTGAAACTAGTTGTCAAAGTTGAAGTTATTGCCATGTCAAAGCTCCTTTATAATTTTTGCTAAATCACCGTGACCTTGTTTATTTAACATCTGAGTTACAGTTGTTCTATCACTCATGATAGCTTGGTTCATATAATAAAGTATTGTCTGATAAATAGCTACCTTGAATGCTTCAGCTTGTTGCCTAACTTCAGGTGTAGCATTTTCAGAAATACCGCAGATTTTATCAGCACATCTTTGAGCCCAATAATCTGAAGAATGTCCTTTGTTATTTTCAGTTGCTACTGAAATGTCCCCTATATTACTTTTTACTTCTATCTCAAACATTTGATGATTGTCTTGGTCTTTCTAATCTATCACTATCGTTCCTTGCTTCATCCCTCATGCTTTTATACTCTCCTAAAGATTTCAATAAAGCCACTGCTTCTTGATATTTACTTTCATAAAGTCCAATAGTATTAGGGTCTTGTTTCATAAACACCGCTGCTTCAACTAAAGCTCCAAATAACAAAGCGTTTGGAGCATTATCAGAAAGCCATGTAATACCATTATCTAATCCTGCTGTTAAAGAAGCAGGTCTATAGTAGTAATTCAATTCAAAAGAAAAATTAGAATTAGGACTAGGGGCTAGGATAAAAGTATTATCATCGAATAAACCATAGTAAAGAGGTTCTCCAGTAGTACTCGGGTTTGGAGTATAGTCTCTTATAAATGATACGTGTTTTATTAACAAATAATTATAGTTACTACTAGAATCTATTAGAGCTAAACTGTAAGGAGCTAAAAAATCAGTAGGGGTTGACAGATACGTATTACCTGAAGTGCCTGTACCTGTTACATTTTTTCTAAAAACTGGTAATTGTACTGTTTTTAAAATTCTTTCTTCTGTTGTTTTTATAAAGTTGTCTAAGTTATTTACGAAAGAAGTTTCAGAATAATCAGAGTAATCCTGAATGGCTGTTTTTAATTGTGCGTAAGTAAAACTCATAATTAAATTATACTCTGATTATGGAGTATTCGCTTGTCCTCCCATACCAGAATGATTTGTACAATAATAATAAAGGGTTGGAGCTCCTACCGCAACTACTATTTGTGTGTAAGCTCCAGAGCTTCCAGGAGTACCGTTTGTAGTTACACCAGTTGTATACTCACTTCCTCCTCCGTGACTTCCGTTAGCGGTAGTTGAAAATCTTAACGGGTGGTTTGAATTACTACTATCTGATTGGTCAAATCTATATGTGTTTCCTTCAGATAAATTAAGGGTTGGGTAAACAACTCCATCTATAAAGAATCTGTTTCCTCCAT